AGAAGGAAGAACCTGCAATATCCTTGTATTGCAGTCTCTTCGCTTCAATGAGTTTGGCAGTACACATCTGACCATTAGTTCCATAAACGTAACCAGTGCCGAGACACGAGATACCAAACTCGACTAATGATAGGTTCGTAAGCATTACCAATTCTCCTTACTGGTTGGATTATTGAAGATACCAACCGATGCTAACACTACAAAAACAAGGTCAACGAGACTCTTGAAGACTGTAGATGTCATGCCAATCATATCATAGATACCATAATTGCTCATTACAAGCATGATAATGGATACGACTGCTACCCATGAGATTTTAGAGTACCATCTTTTCTGTGTCATGTTTCGCCCTCCTTTGTATTAAAAGACATTGCCTAAGTATAGTCCTAGTAATAACATAAGCAGACCTGATATAACAGTTCCTATTATCGTGGTCTTTACATTACCCCAGTTTATGGCAGTTCTCTTATTGAACTCCTCTTTAGATAATTGCACATCTTTACAGTGCTGTCTAAATTGTCTGTTCTCGTAGTCCATTGCTATTAGCTTCTTATCATGATCGCTAACAGTAACTTTCATTTCTGGTAAATCTTTTAGTCTCTCACTAATAGCTATAACAATATCATTAATATCGTCTAGTTTACGAGTAAGAGACGCGACTTCATTTTCGCTCATAACCAATCCCCCTGTTAGGTATAGTAGGACTCCTAATATACACCATATGTCTCCTTACACTACAAGGGGATCTCCTGCATCGTCCAATCCCAGTGCTCTCAACTCAACTCTTACTGCATCCTGATATCTTGCAGGAACAAGAACAACACCAGAATCAGGAACGAGTGTTCTGCGTTTCGCAATGACCAAAGCTACATACATGTCAATCATAATCATACTTCCTCCTTTCAGCAAAAACTTAATTACGTCAAGCAACAGCATTAATGATCTCTGCAACCTGCGACCGATACCGTTCGGGTACGAGTGGGATTGTGTTACCTTCAAAGTCTTCAAGTACACGCCTCCCCTCTCTGACTAGTCTTACATACATCTCAACCATGTTAATCTCCCTTCTTACATTAGTCCATTAGTGATTAAACCTTCACACATAGTAGCGAGTACTTCCATAATCACTGTCTGTGTTGCGGCTAGATCAGAAGTAGTTGGTTCTATTACGGGTACGTTAATTTGAGTATAGACGTAATAAAATGTCTTTTCAACAGGGTTATAATATAGTGTAGGAGCGTAGTTGTCACGAACTTCCGGATCAGGTATACTATCTACTAAGTAACCTACAGAGAGTAGTTCCTCCTCAGTTTGATGCAAACCATACTCCAAATCAAATGGGTAGTAGTAAATTGTAGTAACCTTGTTATCAGAGTCTATTTTTAAAAAGATCATAATGAACCTCACTTTCTTAATATAACTTTAGTTTTCATAAGTTGACTGTCATAAACATAGAGTACAGAGGTTGGTTTTCCATAGTTGGAGAATGAGGATTGAACATATGGATTCCCAAGAGAGTATGAAGATGCACCAATTGCTTTTCCTAGGGTAATAATGTCTACTATGTTCATGGTAGTGATATCAATGCACAGAAGTACACCTTCCAGTGGAGTTGCACTGGTAGTCACTTTTATATACATTTCAGAGTTCTTAGCATCTAGCATAAACAAAGAATCAAAAGATAATGACGAAACGCTTATTGGTGAATCACATACATTAGTCAAAGATGAAATACTGTACCATGTGGCTATTGTTGCACCAGTTGATAGTAAGCATTTATATAATGTTCTAGCCCCATAACCTTGATAAGTTCCAAGGATGTATGCGTAAGTGTTATCAATAAACACTCCACCAGAGATACGCTGATTAGTATCACCGGGTGATCTATACATAGTAGTACGAACTAAGGTGGTTAAGTTAAAGGTTGTATAAGTCCAGTTATTTCTAAACACTTGACAAAATAGTAGTGTATTTCCATCTGGTGATAACTGTCTTGTATTAGTATCGTACAATTCAGAATCCGATGCACCACCTGAAAGAGACGTTACTGTAGCAAAAGTAGCTACTAATGCTTTATACATATTTGTACCATCACTGTAATAGATATAGGTGTCATTAGCATACAATATTCCAACTAAGTTAGATGCACTAGTTACTCGTGTTATTGAAGTTCTAGCAGAAACGTTTATTTCTGCTAAATAGTAAGGTGCAGTGGATGAGGTAGTACCTATTACAAGGTATACTCTACTATTATCAGGTGTAGCGAAAGCAGTAAGTATAACTTTAGAGGCTATTGGAGTGACAGTGCCTAACAAGGTATACGTTCTTTTACTATAATGTAGACGAAAGATACTTAATACTGCACCAGACCATGAGTAACCGTAATCACCGCAGAATAACATAGGTGTATTAGAACTGATGTCTGCTACTTCCAGTATCTTCCTTCCCTTAATAAACTGAGCGCTACCACCATTTCCCATTAGTATTGCATTTCCCAAAGGTTACACCCCCTTTACTTGAACAGTGATTGCAGTAACAGGCTTATCTTCAAAGCATGTAAAAGTAATTGAGTCTGTTCCTGTTACTGCTTTGTTAACCATAGACCATGCATCTTTTTCTAGTAATGCAGTAGCAAGAGTTGAACTATATATTGGTGATATAATTGGCTCATCATTAGCCGTCACGCCAGAGACTGTTACTACTTGAGTATATGGTGCAGAAGTTCCTGACCATGCAGTAGATAGTGTAACAGTTTTAATACCAACAACAGCATCAAGTAGAACAGATGCATCATATAGTCCACTCTCTATCTTGTTGAGATTACCTGCACTAACAGGAGTACCTGCACTAGTTACTACACCTTCATCTGGTGTGAAAGTATAAGGAACATTATTTTGGTCTCTGTATTTGTTAGGTGTTGATACTACCTTATCTGACCAGTTGGTCTTTACGTAAGCCATGCAATTCCTCCTTATAATCTAAAGTCTGTACCACAAGAGAATGTACCACAACGCCTGAAACTCTGAGGTAGCAACGTGAGTAAATCCAGTGTGCTCTGTAGGTTGATCTCAATGCTATTTGCCATAGTGTATGTAGGATTAGTGTTAATAACGATAGTAGGATTGCCCTGCTTGTAAAAAGCATCTACCATTGAGATAACATTAGTCTTCAATACTGTAACGAAACTAGCATCGAATGGAAAGTCAGTCTCCACTAGATGCGTAAGAGTAGTATATGGAAAGAAGTAACCGTAGTTATTAAGTTGCGTTTTAAGATAGTCCGTGTTGTCAATAATACGATTGATGTCTGATATATTCCATGCACCTTTCAGGTCTAGTACTGCATCCTGATGAGTAATAGCATACTCAATATCTGCTAATGTTCTATCAGTGATTGGTGTTGTCCATGCCATTAGATCACCTCATTTCGAGAGTACTGTTGTTTCAGCAGACAGAGCACCATTATACATTAGTTTATGCTTTACAACAGTGGCTTCAATACTAGCAGAGAAAAGTGTTTGTACATTGATCGTATCAAGTGTATCAAGTTCGGGGTAGCCTCTATCAGTTAGTGCATATTCATTACTTCGTGACAGAATTGAAGACACCCATGAGGCATAAGCGGTAGCGTCCGCGAGGTTATTGATCAACTCATTTGCCATAGGACAATCATAACCTACTGCACCTACCATTAGTTTAGTAGGTATTTCTGATCTGTTGATCTTGTATCCTAGTACCTCAAGTGTACCAATGCCATTGAGTGTTATAACACAAGAGTGTGCATAATACACAGGAGCACCTACTACGACCAAAGTTCCAGTTACGGTATAAGAACTACCAACTGCTTCACTACCATACGCTAGTGTGTATTGAGTATTTGTTGTAAGACTAAAATCTGAGCGTATCATAGAGGAAGTAGTTGCTTCAACCTTTAGTGAGACATACGAGGTAGATACTGATAGGAGAGCAGGTATCTTGTTGACTTTCGGAATAGTCTTCATGTTATCAAAGTCAAGAGTAAAGTCAACTAATGTCTCATCAATGTGCCTGATGTTAATCCTACCATCCCTGTCTGTGTAGAGTACGCATCTTCCTGCATTTGCAATCAATTGAAGTAATTCGTTCACTTGCTTCTCAGGAAGAGGACATGATGTCATAATCGTTGATAGAGATGGATCGATGTAGTAAGCTGAACTGCCATCAGATAATGCAGGTAAGTTAGCAAAGGTAAGAACATTCTGTGCTAAAGTGTATAAGGACACAGGAGCGACACTATACACACCCTTGTAGTACGTAGTCTTCAACTGTTCCAGTAATGACTCTCCGAAGAAAGTGATAGTAGAAAGTGCACCAGAGGACTCAGATGTCATTTCACCATTAGTAAAAATATGCCCACCTGTTACCCATTCTACAATGCCACTATCCAACTGATATCCATACAGGATTGTGATAGGTTGAAGTTGCTCAATATACTGCCACATACCAGTAGGATTGTCTAGATTGTATTCCTTGTTTACGTCAATGCTAGTAAACTCTAAAGTGTGTACTGGTAGGACTGAATTAAGTAAATCTGTCTCTCTCTTTAATGTAGATGTAGTTATCGTACTATCTGTCCATTCCTTCATGAGTCCAAACACCATATATGCCATCCTTGCTCTACGGTGTGGAGTGACCATTGTTTTGAAGATAACCTCAATCTTGTCGCAATACCCACTGGAAGGTACTCCTAGTGGTGTTATGAATTTAGAAGAAGTAGGATGGCATGTTATATCTTCTACTACAGTTACACCATTGTATGATATAATCTGTAAATCAGAAGGGTAACATTCAGTTGCTACATCAAAGGCGAATGATAAGGCGGCAAAGTGTACAAGGGAAGGGAATGTAGTAGTGATCTTAGGAGATATTGGAAAGCTACCAGACGCATCACTGATACTAGAACTTACATACCCTTGATATAAATCAATAGGATCACCAATCTCAGGAGGGCAGACTTGTGTTCCATCCAACACAAGTCTGTTATGCTCCATTGTTGCGTAAGTATTAGAGGTATTCAGTGCTTTATCAGTAGTAGTTACATCCGAGAAATAAGCATGATCATTGTCTACAGTGGTATTGGTATCCGCTGTAGTAGGATCAGCCATGTTTATAATAATCTTGATGTAAGAGAAGTTTCTGAGTTTCTTCTCTATATCAGTTTTGTAGTTGGCAGATGTAGTTTCCATCTTCAATACCCCATGTCAATAATGTTACACTTACAATTAACATACTCAAGTATCTCACCAGTCTCCATGTTAGCTTTGTGCGGAGTAGCTTCTTCATCACCCCAGTATACCTTGAGAGTGACGAATGCACCTGATAGGTTATCCCATATCTCCATGTCACCTTCAAGTTTCTCTATCTCAACCTGTATAGATCTCCATACACTTGCTGTTAAGAAATCCCATTGAAGAGAGTCAATCTTGAGTATGCGACGGTTGATCTTTTGAGCAACCACTTTACCTAGAGCGTTACGTGTGCTGTCAACAAACTGTTGTCTCTTAAAGTTTAGATCGTTGTTTGGATATGGAAGTACTACTCCATTGATCTTTATGATACCATTACCAATCATTTTGCAAATACCCCCATTCCAAAGTCGATACCACGTTTAGCGGCAACCTTTTGCTGATTAGAGTAGATCACCTTACCATCAAGATTAACTACTGTAGGACGTTCTGTCTGTGCTTGATTCTGTAGAGCAGTAGAGAAACCAGAGACTACAGCACTTGCGACCTTAGCTACTAGAGCATCCTGATTGCCAGTTCCCTGCATGATAGGAGCGAAGTACTTCTGCAATTTCCCTTGCGATAGTGGGATAACAGCTTCTGCTCCTGCTTCACCAACGATACCTGCTGTAGCCTTATTGAAGATACCACCACCTGCAAACATAGGAAGATGATCAATTACATTAGTATACAGGCGGTTCATAGAAGTAGCAACCACTTCTGGTGCAGTAGAGGTAGGAAGGAATGAGATACTTCTTACGATAGAGATCATAGCTGATCTTACATTAGAAGCAGTCACTAGCATCTTACCAGTTATGCTATTAGCGAACTGAGAGTAGAGAGGAGTTGTATCCCTAACACCAGTATTTGTATGATCGAACATGGAGGTAGCGGCGCTCTTAGCATTTGTGCTAACACTAGTTCCCCATGTTGATAAGTTCGTCTTGCTATCAGTACCAAGTCTCCCTAACGCACCGGATGTAAGTAGAGCATGTTGAGAAGCGTTAGTGGACATGTTACCGAATGCAGTAGTCATTCCGAAAGTAGAATCATCAATGGTAGTCTTTGCACCCTTCATAGTGGGAAGAAGAAGTGTAGTCATTGTTGTATGAGTTCCTTCAATACCCTTACTAGCAGAATCCGCGCCACCCTTGAGGAAGTTGAAACCACCAGTTACTTCATCAGTCTTACCACCTAGGTCAAAGAGTGAACCACTTAATGTACCACTACCACCAGTTAAGAGATTAGTGATCTGTAAGTTTCGATCCATCTGTGACCGTAAGTCTTCAAAGACCTTAGTCTGAGTGTTAACACCACTGTTGTATGGTGCTAACTCAGCTAGTGTACCATTCATAGCCGCTTTGAGTATTTCTTGTGTTCTAGCGGCTTTGGCTACTTCCTCAGTGTTCTTAGCCTGTATCTCTTGCTGTTTCTCATCCGCATATGAGCCACTTGCAGAGTTCATTGAAGTTGGAGCACTGCCAGAAGTACCAGTATCTTTAGGAGCAGTAAGTGCTGTAAGACCATTCCAGAAGTTGGTAGCAAAGTTGGAATTAAAGAATCCCTGTATTGATGCTCCATCTGTGTATGCACTACTACTAGTATCTCCGAGTTTTGACTGTGATATATGATGCACATCACCTGTTAGTGTAGCCAAACCCGCAAACTCTCCTGCTAACGCTATCTTAGGTAGGTTAGTAGATACAAAACCTAGTATAGCATTAAGAACTCCACTACTGCTCTTTGGTGTTACATCCTTCATATCAGCAGGATTAGTAGAACTAGGCTTGTATGCTTCACCAGATGGCAGTTCATACTTACCGGACGGTAGCTGATCTTGAGTAGTAGGAAAACCATTCCACTGTCTGTATGGCTGTACAGGAACTACTGGTACGCTACTTGAACCAGAAGGAAGTGCACCAGTAGCGGCATTACCAGAAGGTAAAGCAGGTGTACCAGTAGATGGACTACCTGCTGATGGTATCCCACTATTATTACCACCTATCATAGTAGTTACATACATTGTGGTGACAAAAGCTGTAGTAACGTATGCTGATGTAATGTAACTACTTGTGATTGTATTAGGTGTTCCAGATGCAGTAGTAGTCTTAGGAATGACACTACCAACATCTATCTTTCCTAACTTACCCATACTCTTGAAGAGTTCAATTATACTAGCTATGCCCTTAACTGCCGCTAGTCCTTTTATGAATTCTATGAATGCCATACCACCAGTAACTACTAATGATACACCCTTCAAGATAACAAGTGTTGCTACTATATTAGAAAGTGATCCTGCAAAGTCTGGATTTTTCACTAGGAAGTCACCAACATCTGCGAACCATGTAGCAACAGTAGGAAGAGCAGTAGTAACAGTCCATGTGGCTATTGGTTCAAAGAAACTATCCCATGCTTTTTTCAGACCATCTGCTACTACGTCAATGACTGGATCAATACCAGTCATAAAGATAGCAATAGCATCAAGTGTGCCGGGCACTCCTGTATCCACTACCCAGTTACCAATAGGCTTGAGGAATCCAGTCCAAAAGTCTCCTAGACTTCCTACTATATCGTCTACATTAGGTTGTATCTTAGTAAGGAAGTTACCAAAATCAGTGAATAGAGAAGGAAGTGCAGTACCTAGAGTCCACTCTCCAATAGGTTGTAGGAATTCAGTATTAAACTTACCAAGTGTAGGCATATATTTACTTAATGCAGGTACTACAGTCAAATTGAATGTGGTCATGGCGTCAAAGAATAATGGTATACCAGTTCCGATAGACCATGATGCGAAAGGTTGTAATACATAACTGTAGAAGTCTTTACCTAATTGCGTAACGTTACCTAGTGAAAACTTAAAGTCAAAGAAGGATGTTATCAGTCTACTAAAATCAATAGCCATGAAAGCATCTTGAATATCCTTAGCCATTGCAATAGCACGCATGGTAGTCTGTTCCATACTATTATCAACTTCGGGAATCTTAATAGTATAATCGCTACCAGTTCCACCACTTCCAGAACCACTACTAGCTGTAGGTAAGGCAATCTTGTGTAATTCATCCATACCAGTCATAAGATTGTCAACTTCTTTAGCTACTTTACCAACACCAGTAGCGGCAGAATCAGCTTCGTCACCAAAGTCTGCCATGCCATTCGAAAGATCAGCATTAGCGATAGCTGAGTCTTCAAGACCAGTGTACCCTGCAAATACTGCTAAGGCTTTTAGTGCTGTGTTAAGTACCATAGCAAAAGCATTCAAGTAAGGAAGAACAGCCGCTACAGTAGGTAAGAAGATATCTCCAATATGACGAGACACCATATCCATCTGCTCTCCGAGTATTCTTGACTGGTTAGCAGGTTGTTCGATTGTTCTTGAGAAGTCACCAATAGCCGCATTAGCTTGTCTTACGATAGCGGCATAACGCAATTGCATCTTAGTGGCTTGTGACATGGTATTTATATTAGCAGTAATCCCCTGACTTTGAGCCTCGAATTTAAGTGCATTAACAGATACATCAATACCAACGTCTCTAAGTGCTCTTGAGTAACCTACCATACCAGAAGCTAGTTTACCCATTGCTACATCAACATCAATGTTCCATAATGAAGCAATATCAACACCAACCTTAGTAAGACCTTCTGACATTTTGCTAGAAGTCTCTGTTACAACTCCCATTGATCCAGTAAGAAGATTAAACTCTGCTTGTGCTTTCATTAGTACTTGAGGATCAAGACCAAACTTTTCTGACATAGTATCCTGAAATTCTTGTGCAACACCAATGGTGTCCTTCATAGATACTTGAAACATATTAATAGTTTCAATGAAGTTCATGCTCTTGTTTATAGCCGAACCTAGGAATGCTCCAGAGGCAAATACCCCTGTAAGCACTCTAGCGGTCATAAGAAGACCATTCATAGCAGACGAAATTTTATTAACGCCTATACCCAACATACTGGTCGATCTGTTTGTACTGTTAGTTAAATCAGTGAACATCTTCTGTGATCTCAGTACTGAGGAATCAAGAGATGTAGTGTTGCCTGTAAACACATAGTTAATATATTGTGTTGACACTATGTTCACTCCCCTCAAATAGTTGAGTCCTAGCGACAAACTGATTTATGTCGGGTTGAACGTCCTTTTCTTCTGCTATTTCGTTTGGATGTGTATAGGAACGTATTACTTCTTGCAGAGTCTTTGCATCAGGATTCATATTCCAGTAGCAACTCCAATACCCTGATTGTACTGCGATAACGGTCTGATCAAGTATACTCTCTTGATATCCATCAACTACTGCGTTGAATTGCCATAGATCAAGGTCTAACACTTGATCAGGTAGTAGACCAATTTGAGCACCTTGCTTGAACAGACCGTACCACGTCAAAGGAGTTGCTGTTAGTTTTTTCCGTCTGCTTTCGCCTGTATCTTCTCAATCTGCTCAGGTGTCATACCATTAAATGTGATACCCTCAATGAGATCATTGATTAAAGCCATAACATCATGAAGTGCCCAGTTGTCAAGCAGTTCATCAAGGAACTCCTTGTATGTGACAACTCCCTTGTTCTTCGACCGGAAAGAGGCATAGAGTACACGTACCTGATCTTCGATCTTACTGGTATTGATACCTGCAAAGATCTCCTGATACGGCTTGTGATTGAAGTCAGCCTGAACTTCATACGCGACTCTGAGGTTAGTACCCATGTCATACTCAGTACCCTTAAATGTAATTTTCATAATATTGCCCTCCGATGTTATATTTTTCAAAGTAGAGTAGGAGCGTCCTACTCAGAACGCCCCTACCAGATGAATTAGGTTATGACTGCAATAGCCTGACCGCGCTTAACAACAACATCACCAGTAGAGACCTCAGCAAGCGATACACGAGCACCATTTACACAAGGTATTGGTGATAAGAGAGCATAGGATGCCCATCCTGCTACACCAGTGAGTTTAGTGCCAACAGCAGGTAATCCGCCATTGATACAGTACATGTAGCTGTTTCCACCAGTCAGAGTAGGAGCGACTGTAGCAATGCTTGTTGCTCCTGCTGTAGCGTGATCAACACATGCAAATGTAAGATCAGCCGCAGTGCCGGGGATATTCAGGATGATAGCACCAGAACCTTCAAGTGAACCACTCAGAGAGATCTTATCATCCGGCTTTGCACTGATCTTGAGATCCTTAATGAATGCTGTACCCTCAAAGTACGTAGTATCATCAAGGAAGATACCAAAGACGAGTGATGTGGAATTCTTGAAAGCGTTGTAGATAGTCTCCTGACTGCCACCAACTGCGAAAGCACATGTGCCATCGAATGATGCAGACCAGTTCTTGACAGACGGTAACTTCTCTTTGTACTGCATACCAAACGAGAGAATCTCGATGATAGCAGTTTCAAGAGTAAGATCAACGCCACTGATGTATCCAATGGTAACACCAGTAGGATACGCGCCTGTCTTCATAGCGGCTGTTAAACCAGTAAATGCTTTTTCTGCCATAGTATTTTACTCCTCCGTAATTAATTTTAACTCAAGGACAAATGTTCTTCTGTTATTATCATCATCCCCTAGATCCTCAATGTCACCGATTACTATGCATCCTAGTACAGCAGAATCGCGGTAAGTCTTGAAGATCTCTCTCATGGCAATGATGGTGGTTCGCGAGGTCTCATATGTTGAGGCTCTGACAAGCACCTTGATCTTCGGATACGCTATGACAGTAGGCATCCCAAAGTACTTTACAGAAGACTCTCCGTTTGATAGAATCATGCACACACAATCATCAGGCTTGTCAGGCATTGCACCCTGCTTGATAGTCAACGATAGAGCAGATACGGCTGTAGTAAGATTATCAAGTAGATTCATAGTTTAATGTACCTCTCTAACGTTGATGTTAACCAAGGTGTATTCACTCGTATAGGATCAGATAAGTAGTGTGCTTTTCTTCCAATAAGATGCTTGTACTTGATATTCTCATGTTGATCTAATGCATAATTGTTTCCCGTCTTAGGATTAACTGCACTAGACCTAAATTGAACCTCTACACTACCACGATGCTTACGAGTAACAAATTCAGTACCCTTCATTAACCTACCAGTATCATATGGCACTTCACGATGTGCTTGTGCTATTACAATTTTGCCAAAGCGTGCATAGATGTTAGCAGGTGCAGTCTTCAACTTCTTATCAAAGGCTACTAGTTTACGCTGTGCGAGTCCAATGTTAGAACTGATAGTTACCTTCATGCTAACACCTTCTTGCCAACGACTATTCCACCTGCACTAACATAGTCTGATACACCTACTACAGGTCTGCCGTTTATACGATCACCTGCTTTTACGATAGCACTAGTAGTGATAACCCATCCTGTTGTGACAATGTTTCCATCTGGCGAGATAACATTCTGCAATTTCTGCTTGCTTCTACACGCTATAGAAACTGGACTCTCAAAGATAGTGTTACCATTAACGTCTGTACTATCAGTAGATACTTCCAATGAAGCTGTCTGATGGTAGTAATCTGGTATCATATGATATCAAAGCCTCCGCTAGTCCACACCCACATCATTCTACGAGCCTCACTACTAGTTACTAGCAATGTAACCTCAGCGCCTTTTGCGAACGTCTCCGATAGATCATCAATGCTATATGAAGACACTCCACGAGATACAGGACTTCCAGTTACGCTACTAGCTGTAGTAAGAATGGCAAGAGCGTTAACTACCTGCGCTTCTTTCACGAGGTCAGGTACTACAGTGTTAGCATTTCTAGGAAAGGCGAGCACTTGTGTAATGTCTGTCTTACAGCCAGTGACTCTCAATCGTTCAAGTTCTTTAAGACTGCGAACAAGGAGTACACCCTTATCCGCGTCTTCAAGAGCATTCCACGCTACTCTGGATGGATCAGTAGAAATATAAAGTGAAGCAACAAGAGCATCAGCCTCCAGTACAGTTATATAACTATTCGTGTTAACAATAATACTCATGTTGCTTCTCCTCTCCTTCTATTAACCCAGTACGATCGTAGCGAGTTCGGGGAATACAGTCTTCATGCCATACAGGATGTCGATGGAGATTGTATTCTTCTTGTACTTCTGGTCGTAGCCTTCTACGACTCTGAGTCCGATACCGTTGTAAGAGGTGAAGTAGGCACTCTTATCAGACGGTAACTGCATAGGACGTGTTACGAATGCAAAGGCATTCTTGTTGAATACCATGTTCGCAACATGACTTGCGATTACAGTAATCAGTGCATCGTTGAGAACGATGGCAGGAAGGGGAGGATAAATGCCGATGTCCTGATCCGCTGTAGAGAGCGCGGATGCAGATGTTACAACGAAAGAAGTGGAGGTGATACCTGCGATGGTAAAGAGATCACCGACCTTGAATGCCGCTGTAAGACCGTCAACATGGAGTGACATAGCACCAACAGCGTAGTTAGCAACGAGGTCAACAGCAGGAACACCTGCCGCGCCAGTTGTGTGTGTAGGAACGGTCTGAGTAGTGTAGTTGGTGATACCAAACACACGACCGATCTCACCATCACGAAGGGCAGTAGCAGTACCGGCATCGGATACCTTGACGAGACCGTCAAGTACAACGAACTTAGCATCAGCGTTCTCGTCCCATACTGCAACACGTCCTGCCAGAGGCACTTTGTGATGAGTCAGCATCTTACGAGCATCGGCGAAGTCAGTGAGAGAGTCAGGAGTAGTTCCTGCTGTACCAACGAAGTACGGAATGTCTTTGTAGAGTGCCATGCACTCTGCATTGATCTTCTCAGCAAGTGCAATAGCCATACCATCAAGGATAGCGGCTCTGCGAGTTGCGCTGACGTTTGTTACCATTTCCTCAGCGGTCATTTCAACTGTAACGTCGGCAATCTTGTCGAGTGTTACAGGAACTGTACCGAGGGCGATATTCTGGATCTCAACACCGTTTGCTCTGTTGAAGGTCTTGCCTTCAAATACAGGTGGCACTTCGACCTGAATTGTATTACCCTCTTTTGCAAACTCAGCAGAGTAATCACGGTACATCAGGTTAGGCATGATCAAGTTGTTTATCAGTCGAGGAAGAAGTTCTCTTGCAATCAACTGAATGTTATTGAATGTGTTTGCCATTGTTATTGTCTCCCTTCATCATTTAGGCATAATAGACTTGTAGTAGTCCTCGTCACTCATGGTAGAATCCGGTAATGCCGGTTTACCACCATCTTTTCCTGTGCCAGCAGGTGGTTCAGCAGGTGTCGTAATGTCGAACATGTACGGATCACTCAACTTCCATGCGGCTACTTGTTCGTCAATATCCTTAGTCAAATCCAGTTCCTTTAGGAGTAACTTCGGATTCCTGACCTTTGCTTCGCGCAATTTTTCGGTAACTGCGTACCGCTGTTCCACCTTTGCTACTTCCGCGTCAACCTTTGCCTGAATCTCTTCAGGAGTAAGTCCTTTGACTTTTGCTGTCTTAGGAGTAGCAGGTGCTTTGTCCTCATCACCTTCACCATCATCGTCGGGATTAAGCTGTTCACGGAGTTCGTTACGCTGTTTGATTACATCACTCAAACGTTTCTGAGGAACATAAGCTACGTCGTAGTCTTCTCCGAGTTCCAACTCAACCTGTGCGAATAGTTCAGGAGTTAAGGCTTTCTTTAAGATTTTTCTAATAGACATATTGACCCTCCTCAGTATTTAGTGTTACTGTTCACTGATCGTCCTTCGCGGGCGTTGCGGATTGTTCTTTAGGTTTACTGACATCCGAGAAACCAAGTTCACTTCCCCTCTTCCTAGGATTCACTGTAGTAACTGCATTGGTCATTGGTTTAATAGGAGGTTCTTCTGCTACTAATTCCAACCACTTATCAGCTTCTTCCAGTGTCTTATCGAAGAACTTAACGATCGCTTCTCTTGAAGGCATCAACTGTCTACCCTTAGTAGCCAGATTAGCATTCTCAAGTGTTTCTTTAGGATCGTCAGGTAAACCATCTTTCCATTCGACACTTATCGTGTCAGCGTCAATTCCTGTAAGTTGTTCGAAGAGTGTAATAACAGCACTTGTCATGCTATTACTAACTCTCCGAACTTTAGCAAGGGGATTGACCATCTTAAACCGCATTGCTGTACCACTGATTGCCTGTCCAGTGCTACCTTCTCCACTGCCTAGTAATGCCGCACCCATTTCACTGAGTATGTACAGATGGTTAACTAGCATTTCACATTCCTTGAATGCAGAATCTATTTTACCATCCCATGTAAGGTACTCAGGTGGGAGGTCATTAGGGTTAAGTGCGTAATACTTACCCTTCTTGAAGCATAACTTGCCAGTCTTCTCATCCATCTCTAATAGTGTAGAAGGACCGTATAGCGATGGATCAGCATGTTGGTCTAAGATGTTACTTATCTGTGCTACTCTTACCATCAGTTCAACTAGTATACTGTCAATCTGATCGTAATCGTCATAGCCGAATATATGACTGCTAGTACCAAACGCCTTGATGTTCTGAACTGCATTATCTTCATAACCAGTTGGTACTACAGTCGGTCCTGATATCTGTTTACCTAGTGTACCATCGCCACTACCATTGTTACTACCATTATACTCAAATACATATTCAGAGTAACTGCCATCAATGTGTACCTGAGCCTTGAGATAGAATATACCATCTTTAGATGTCTCTACCCATGCAAGAACTTGATGAGTAATAGTGTTAGTACCGTCGTTTGATACAATAGGAAACCACTCCATAGGAGACCACACAGTAAAGTTCTTTTTCTTAGTCTTCGCATCAATGAACCAACGCCATATGGAGTCACCCATTCTGGAAAGATCAATAGCAGTACTGTACAGCTTCTCGTCAAAGTTACTCTTACGTCTTGCTGTGTTAATTAACTTCTGATTCTCATCAGTTGTAGTACTGATACTAGGATGTTCACCACACACGAGATCGGCAGTCTTCAATGACATCAAGCGCTGATAGTTAAGGAGCACAGGAAAGGATATCATGCTCTCAAAGTTCCCTATTACTCTTGTGATCCTTGTAGCCGCTTGCTGATATAGAGTTTCCTGAATACCAAAGTGGTTTCCTTCGAAGAGCATTTCATTCTCTTTGTAGCGCTTTATGCGTTCTCTTTGTGAGGCAGGAGGAAATGCCTGACCATCCTTCAACCAGTCTAAGTCATGCAACATGCAATCGTACTTTTCATTCAGACTTCCGATACTATATGGATACATTAGTAAGTTCCTCCTTTACTATTCTGTCCGTATGTGTATATTGCATATCGATCGCTATCACAGGCATGATCATTAGTTTTTATAGGCTTGTCAATACCCATGACTTGTGCTTTCTCATCCCAACAGTAGTTGCTATACTCTCTTCTTGAATTAACACAGGAGAGATCCATAGTGTAGTTCGTCTTTCCCAGTTCACTACCCATGAATCGAATACCATTTATGACGTCATTATCGGCATCCTGTACCCTATACTGTCTTGATCGTAGTTCAGCTTTCCATGAGGATGCTGATGGATCGCAATAGATAGCGTGTAGTCTACCATATGGTATGTCTTTAATGAATAGATCGAAATCGTCACCGAATTCTTTATCAGTCTTCTGACGTCTGCTCTCTACTGCATCGTAATAGTACTCTTGCACCTTATGATATGAACCATCAAGCATAATTGCTATCTTACTCCATGACATTACAGTAGATGTACCATAATCGCAACCGATAATGTACCTTGCTACATGCAATTGTTCATCAGGTGACAAGACTTTGACATGCCGCTTTTCGTCGAACATGTCGTAGATCATTCCATCAGCTACACACCACTCACCTAGTATAAACCTTCGATAGAAAACACCAGTGTACATCTGTTTGAGTGTCTTCACGTACTCAGGATCAAGATTAGGATTGTCGTCCATAGTGAAATGCCATACCTTCTTGTTGATGATCTCATCGTTCATCAAGTAGTTGGTATAGAACCAGTGGTAAGGGCTGTCTGGATTGAGTGTTATGAAACACTTAGCATCTGCGATAGACATACGTGCCATTAGCTGACTAAAGAAGACTTCTGGATAGAGGTTTGCCTCATCACAGTACGCACCTGCTATTGTAGCACCACGTATCTTGCTTTCAGATTCTTCGTTGTTAGCACCAATCACGTATATCCTACGATGAAAGAGTCTAAGTTCTCCTTTTTGTTTGTCAATCCATTTGTAGTTCTTCGGTCCTGCTAGGTCAAAGATGTCATTCAGTACGTTACGTTGTAGTGTAGCGACCGTCTTGCCTATCATGAACAGATCACCAGGAGGGCCATCTAGCAGATATGTTAACCAACGAACATCGACGTTGACTGTCTTCGACGATCGCACACTACCATGAAGAATGTTTAGTCTTGCATTACTGTTCTGGATAAAATCAAGTGCTTTAGCAGAAAACTTGCCCCATACGATTGCCATAATTACTCACCGTCGGGTATGGTATCATCATCATTATCTTTAGGTGGATTACGGAAGTTGGATACCAATTGTGCTAAAGCATTCAGACCAGTATTGGCTTCACCATTTGCAGACTGGTTGAGTTTAATAAGACCTTCGACTGATTCTCTGATCTTACTACCACAACCTAAGTATAATTCCACTAGGGGAGTTTTCAATTGTACTGACATACTCGGATCATTGCTGTTAACAATGTTGTTGACCTTCTGCCCTACATTACGCAGAGTAATGAAGTACTCACTGGCTACCTGTCTGAGAATCTCTGCTTCATTGAGTTTGATCTTCTCAGTGATGCTTTCTGTACCACCAGTGACGTTCTGTACAGGAAGGTGCATTACACTGTGTACCTGTAGGGAGCGTACATCAACGTGATACTCTTCAGCAATGCTTTCGAGTGTGATCTTACTATCTCCCCAGTTACGGCACAGTAACGCTTCTTCAATTTCCGCTACCTTTTCGTGATTGCATATGATACACTGCATACTAGTTACGCTCCTTTACATTAAAATAAGTATTTAGTTCTGGAACTAACTGAATCAGTTTCAAAAAATAATACTTTTTATATCTATTGACATTCTCTTACCCATAGTATATACTAGATGGGGGAGTATGTCAACACTTTTAGAAGAATAAGGTAAAGAAAGTTGGTGTGTTTATGTGGAAGTAGAACGTATCATACTAAGTAAGCACTGTGAAGCACTGTTGTTACTAGGAAAGTGGGTGTATAGAGTACTGATTCTTCGGGGTATTGAAGACAGGGATATCCTGTCTGCGCTTGCGGGAATGGGGTACTCTGGTACATTGAAAGAGTTGAAGGCTTCACTAATCGAGTATCTTAGTAGGAGTCCTATATACCTTGATATGATGACTCTAGGGCGTACATGGGAAAAGTGTGGTAATGGTCTAGCAGATGAGGATGGCGTGTACCATACTAAGACAGCCTGTTTGTACATCAGCGTTGGTGACTATATTTTCAAAATGGTCTCTCAGTAATGGGAGGCTATTTTTTTTTTATGCTCGATGCATCTTCTACTACTAGGACTAAATAGGTTACGAACTGAAAAAAATTTCTCAGTGCGATGTGCAGGCATAGCGCTCATCACCTCATATCACTCATTGGATGAGTGCATTATGCACAAAAAAGAGGTGTAAAATGACCGTCGATTTGGCTACACTAATGGATGCACTTGTAGTATAATATAGGTAGTTGATAGTACATGGTAAATAGAGTATAGAAAGGATAGAGTATAGAATAGGTACAGGATAGGAATGGTACACAGTATGTCG